TTATCTATTTCTATTCTCATTTCAAAAACCCCTTGTACTCAATATTACTTGTCTTAGTTCCAGCCACTCCTGTCTTTTGCTCATCTTTTAATGTAGTTGATTCAGTATTTAGAATCTCACCTTTTCTCATCAGATAAGCAAACTCCAGAACTTCAAAATCAATTTCAAATTCTAATGTTGTCTGAGTTTTATAGCTTCTCGAAACTTTAGTTATAATCATGTCCTCTATTGTTTCGATTGTGGAAATTGTACAAAGTTTCTTTTTTTGCCATAATTCAACTATCTGTTCATAAATACTTTCAGCATTTTCAGTTCCCAAATTAGTCAATACGACAAAAATACTGTATTTTCTATTACTATGTGAAACATTGCTACTTATCAATGTACTGTCTCTATCTTCAAGGGAATGTGTTTTTACATCACTGCTTCTTTCATCGCTCTTAATTTGTACCCATTCAAGTGGAATATCATTAATTTTACATTTCTCTGTTTCTTCAAAAACAGTAAAGCCGTAATTTTCTTGAAAAAATTTATTAACTTCATCAGAGTGAGCGAGGGCAATGCCATGAATACGTGCACCCCAACTTCCTAATTCGCTTTTAAAAATCATTCTTTTTCCAAAATTTCTAGCACTTTTATAGGCAATGTTTCCGTATTCGTTTTTTCTTATATTTTGTAATGTTGTATTCAAATTACTGAAATCCATTTTAACCTCCCATTGCCAAATATTTTTCTTCAAAGAATCTTCTTAAAATTTCTTCGATTTTTCTTGTTAATTCTTTGTCATTTCCACCTGAATTTTCAACAACTATTGTGGGAGAAAAAATATTTTGTGAACTTCCACCGTTATTTGATTTGCTGCCAGAACTTGATTTTTTGCCGTCAATCGCTTTTTTAGATGACTTCCCAAATTGGTCTCTCATCATTTTTCTAGTTGCCTCAGCCGTCGAAATTCTAGTACCTTGCGGCAAGTTCATAGTCATCTCTTCATTAGCTAAAAACTGTTGTCCGCTAGGCAATCTAATCATTTCCGCACCTTTTTCAGCAACGGTAACAGGTCCACCTTCCCACGATTTGTCTCCAATATAACGTCCTTTTCCGCCGCCTAAAAATCCAAGCCAAGAAGGAGGTTTAACATTAAACATTCCCGCAATTTTACTAGCAATACTACTTACTGTACTTGCTAATCCATTGAAAAATCCTTTGATTGCGTTAATTGCTCCTTGTGCAACACTTTTTGCCTTATTGAACGCCTGAGTGAAAAATGTTGCAACTTTATTGACGGCTGCTCCAATTGAATTTATAATTCCTACGATAACTGCTAATACTGCCCCCATAATACTTGCAACTATTCCAATTATTGCTGAAAATACTCCAACTACAGCTCCAACAATCCCAGCAAATACTCCTATGACTATTTGAGCAACCGGAACTATTGCGGCTATCAAAGCAGCACCTATTTGCATGGCTATGCCAGCGATTGGTAATAATGCAGTTCCGATTTGAACTGCTAAATTAACAATGACTGCAAATATCTGCATTAAAGGCGCAAGTGCTGGCGTTAGCATTGATACAGCTTGCATAGTCTGCTGAAAAGCCATTGCAAGCATATTTCCTATGCTTCCAAAATCAATATTAGCAAATAATGTCATAACAGCATTACCAATATCGCTGAATATCTGTCTTATTTGTCCAAAATTAATACCACTAATCATTTGTCTGATTACTCCAGCAACTTGTCCAGCTAAACTTATAATCATATTCAGTCCATTAGCTATACCGTTTGTAAGTCCTTCTCCGCCAACTCCGCTAAATGCTTGCGACAATGCAGTTCCTATTTGTTGTATCGGTCCAATTAAAGGACCAAAGTCTAATTTTCCAAAAATATTTACTATACCATCTAATGCCCCATTAGCCATTCCAGCAAGTCCAGTAAATGCCCCTTGTAAATCCTGAGCCATTTTTTGACCAGCAGGAGTGTTTAATAATTGATTAACTTTGGTAAGTAATCCGTCCATAGCTTGTTGCCCTGCATTCTGTGCTTGTTGCCAAACTTTTCCGAAAGTCAATGGCATTTTAGAGTATTGGGCTTCTATTTCATCCGCGCTTCCCAATACAGCATTTTTGATTACATCAGACGTGATTTTACCTTCGGAACCAAGTTTTTTAAGTTCTCCCATAGACACTCCCATACTTTCAGCTATTTTTTGAGCCAAAATTGGAGCATTTTCCATTACTGACCTAAACTCATCACCTTGCAGCTTTCCAGAAGTCATTGCCTGATTTAATTGATACATGGCTGACTTTGCTTCTTCTGCTCCAGTTCCTGATACTTTAAACGCTTTATCTAACGTACTTGTAAATTTAACAGCTTCATCATCATTAAATAGTCCTTTAGTAAGCATTTTTAACTTAGCAATCGAATCTAATTGAGCTCCGTAATCCGCCCCACTACTTTGAGATGCTTTAAATGTTTTCTGTTTCAATCCAGCAACATCATTCGTTACCATTCCAAGTCTTGAATTTCTTAATGAATTTTCATCGGAAGCTTTAGCTATTCCAGCAAAACTTATTCCACCAATTAATCCACCAATAGCTCCAGTAATTGCACCAAATTTGGAAAATTTACTTATTAAACTACCCACTTTCTCTTTTATAGAGTTTAATTTATTTTTAAAATTTTCTAAACTTTTTCCACTGAAAGCCTGTTTTATTTTAGGACCTAATTTCTCAAACACTCCTTGCAGCAATCCACCTTTTCTTACACCAACATTTAATTTGTCAACCCACTTATATAGTTTGCCACTTATTGCATCTCCGATTTTAGGAATTTTGGAAAAACTATTAACAAAATTATATACTTTATCGCCAGCCAAAAAATTTGAAAAATGTATTTTCATTCTTGCGATTTTCATGTCCATTCCGTTCATTGCATTTTGCAATTTAGTTATTCCGTCTGTCTTTATTTTGCTTCCTAATTTCGACAGCTTTTCTTCTATTTTTGAAGCGGCTGGTAATAAAGATTGCATTTTTGATTTTAATTTGTTTATTGGGCTATCTTCAGCTTTTACACTCAATAATATTTCTAATTTATTTCCACCAGCCATTTTATTTCTCCTTTTCTTTAAAATCCATTATCGCCCTGCACCATTGGAAAAACCTAACATTATCCATATCTAAGACAATGTTAGGGTCTTTTATTTCCTTTTTAACAATAAATTCCCATTTCATTTTAATCATAGGGTCGTTGTATTGCTCTTCCGCTATTTCAAGGTCATGTTCAATTTTCTTTTCTTGTTCTCTTTGGGCTTACCCATATAATCAATAATAGCCGCAACCAATTCAAACAATGCTTCTTCATCATATTCAAAAAAGTTGAGTTTTCTAGCTTCGTTCGGTTTTTCTACCATTTTTGGTAACACCGTTGCTGCAAATGCAGATACATCTTTATCTGTTGAAAATTTTAATAAGGCATTTGTATAAACCTGATAATTTTGTGGCTTAGTTAGTCTGAAATCAAATTCTTTTAAAGTTCCTTCCGCATCCACATATATCTCTTGTTCCTTAATGTTCAGTCTTCCTAAATTATCAATAAAAACATTATTTTCTTGTTCCATTCTCTTTTCTTCTGTTCTTTCATTTTCTTTGTTTGCCATTTTCTAAATCCTCCTAAACTTTTTCTGTATATTTTGCACATTGAACAGTATATTCAATAGTGACGTCTTTAGTATTATTTTTTCTTTCTCCACCTTTTTGAATTGACACACCTTCTCCGATTCCTACAATTTTATTCATTCCTGAATTGTCTATATAAGTTAATGTTCCCAACACACCTTTTGGATTTGCATTACATTTTGTTAAAAATATGTCATCGTCAGATCCTTTGATAGTTGTAATTTTTATTTCTCTTTTTGTAACTCTAGTTTGTATTGTTATAACGTTTCCCTTTATGCCGGGATCACTTAATGTATGTGAGTCCTCTGTTGGATTATTTTCTATCTCAGTAGCTTCTTTAATTAAATATCCATCTCCCACTCCAGGAAAATTTATAATTAAATCCACTAAACTTAAGTCAGATGACTTTTCTAAAAAACTATTTCCCATTTTCTACCTCCTTATGCCGTTAACGGTTCGTCGTGCCAAACCAATGTAACTTCAATTTTTTCTATTTCTGTACTGATTGTAAAATCAATTTTTACATTTCTAAGCGTACGATTAATATAATCGTCTACAGTCAACCCTGTTTGTGCAGAGGTATCCTCAATGCTTGGGACTGTAACTTTAAACAAGTATTCGCCACTGTTATTCTTAGCAATTGCTCCTTGTTTACCCATTGCTAACATTACTCTATTTAATAATGCTTCAACTTTCGGAATACCTTCACCGTCCATTGTTGTATTTTTTTCTTCAATTAGCATTCTAGACAAATTAGTTTCAATGTTATGTACAATTGCGTCTATCTTAATCGTTTGGTCCGCATGTCTAACACCGTCAGCACACCAAGAGCCACTTGTCACAGCGTTGTATCCAACAAAACTTCTAGTGTAATTAATATTCCCTTTCTCATTATTGCTTTCTTCTGTCAAAGTTTTAGCTGACGGATCTACCCCTAATATTCTCCTGTCGCTCCAACGCCCATTGATTCCTTGAGCGAACGTATAAGCTGGTAACCCAAATATATCCAAGTTTCCGCCTTCGGCTTTCCCTGCCATAAAATATATTCTTACGCTTTCTTTTAATTTGTTGTTCTCTGCTGTCGAATTAGCTACAACTGCAAATTTAACATTTTTAGTTAGCCATTTAGCCAATGCCTTTGTAAATTCCTCATCATAAAAATCTACAATCACACCGTAAAAATCGCCAGTTGGTAAACTATCTAAAAATTCTTCACTTGGCGTTGCTTTACTTGCACAATACCAAACATCTGGCTGAATTACATTTCCGTCACTATCTTCCTGTGATAAGAATGTTGCAACTCCCTTATACATTTTAGAATTAGCCCCAAAATCTGTTTTAACATCATCCAATTTTGTATACTTCTTGTAAGGTTTATCTGCCTCTTTAGTTATAAATAAGACTTTTCCAAAATCACCTAATAATAAAGGCTTTGTCGGTCTTATTACTGTTACTTTTATTTTCTTAGCCATTCTCTACCTCCGTTTTTACTTCTACATTTTTTATTAATTGTCTTGTTCTCTCGCTTGTTTCTCGCCAATTTATTTCCACATCAAAACTGAATCTGTAAATATACTGGCTACCTTCAAGGAAAGTTAAATCTTTTATTTCTATCTCGTCATCGCTTAGTCCAAATCCATTTCTGACAAGATCATGTCTTTTCTTAAAGACAATTATTTCAAGTAGTTCACTTGCCATTTCTTCAGCCCTTGCTTGTGTTGGAGCATAAAAATCAAATTGCAAATAAGCGATAACTAATCTCAAAGCCTTTTCTTTTATCTCTGTATCTGTTGTCTCAACAGTTCTATATGCACTGTATGCCGATTTGTTAAGACTTATCGTATGCATAACTGCACATTCTGTTGGTTTTTTAGCTACATAATTATCACGAATAACCTGGAAGTTTACAAAACTGGCTAACAATTTTCTTAATACTTCATTTTTCATTCTTTTACCTTTTCAATATAATAAATTCTAAGTTCATCGTGTTTCATATAGTTCTTAGCCGTTGTCACAATATAGTTGTTTCCCTCAAATTCAATTGTATTTTTCAAGTCGATGTCAATATAGCAATATATTTTCTTGCTATCCAAAGTAATTTGAATACCTTGATCCATAAGCATACCTATGTCTTGTCTATTAAGATTAAATACTGCTCCTTCAAATTCCTTGCTTTCATCAACTTCAACCAGTTCTGAATTAATCCACTCGCTAGTTTTCTTTGATATCTTACACTTACTAAAAAAACGCTTTGGAATAAATGTCTTATGTGCCATTTTATACCCCCACAATTTCGTAATCTATCGAATGAAATAAAGAATGTGTATCAATAAGCGGAGTGCTTTGTCCCTTAGCCTTTACAGTTTTGGGGTCGTTTGCTGCAAAATTACCACTCATTATTGTTTTCTTTATTTTCTGAACTACAAATGTTCCTAGATTTTCATAAGCCTGTTGCCCAGTCATTCCACCCTGAATAATTTGTTCGACTTGGCTTTTCATATATTCTTTTATCTCATTCTGTGCATTTGCAGTACCTACAGAAAGTCTGAAAAAAGGTCTAGCTGGAATTTTACTTGTTCCGTATTCGTTGAATATTGCATACTCTTGAACATCCGTATTACTTTTCAAACTTCCACTGCTCCAAAGCACTCCAACTTTAACAGCATGAGAACTTAAATATTTCAGTTCCTTATCAAGTTTTTCTAATCCTTCTAATTCATATACAATTTCAGACATATATCCGCCTCACGATACTTTCGATTTTTTCTCTCTTGTTGCTTGCAAAATCCACGAATGAATAAGAAATATCGTCAATCTTATAAGTTTTATACTTGCCAGCCTCTTCATCCATACTGTTTACAAAATCATTCACAAGCATAGATATTTCATATTTCAGCCAGTCTGGCAGTTCATCATATCCAGCCTTATAAGTTACTTCAATTTCTTTCTCTTTTGCATTACAAGGACAATTACTAAAATTAACAAACTCAATATAATTCCCACGACTTTTATATTCATCATCAGAATTAATACTTACAATTTCAACAACTGGACGTTTGTTTAAGTAAATCCGCTTATTATAATCATAATCCTCTGTGAGTGTTTCAACTTCTAATTTATATCCAGTCATATTTTCAATCTGACTAATCGCAACACTAAGCAAGGTTTCAACCCTAGCTTTTTCATCATCGGCTAAGGTTGTCCCCGTTATTTTTTCATAGTCATTTACTGTTATCAGCATTTAAACCACCTCTATTTTACTTTTAAAACTGAGAATGCTTTTGGTCTTAATACTTTTCCACCGATTCTTATTCTTGTGTAATATTCTGTAATTCTTTCATTTGGTTTTCTATCCAACTCTTGTTCAAAGTCTTTCTTCATATAGTAAGCGTAACCCTTTCCAAAATCGCAGAATACAGCTGGATATTTGCCTGTGTCAATACCTTCCAAAAATTCTTCAACATACACAGGGTATCCGTTAAATCTCATTGTTGCACCTTCAAGGATATTTGCCCACAAGTATCTACCATCTGCATCTTTCCACAACTTCATTTCTTCGTATAATGCTGGCGAAACATAGTAAGCTGAACCACTTCTGTAGCTTGATTTCATTCCTGTTTCAAGTTTAATTAAATCATCAGCAGTTACTTTTTTAACAGCTCCTGAAGTAATTGCTCCAGCTGTCACATTAGTATTTGTTAAAAATCCCTCAATAAATTGTTCAGTTGTTTCATTATAAGCTCCTGATACTGTCAAAGCTGATAATGTTTGTCCGAATTCTTCTGAAATCGCCTCTTTAATTTCCCCTATCATATCAAAAGCACTATCTTGTACTAATTCATCTGTAATTGGATATCTTACTTGTCTATATCCTGCTCTTAACTCAATTTTTGTATATCCTAATGTTCCGTCTTGAGTATTCCCTGCACCTTCTTTTACGATTTGGTTAGCACCTGTGATTTCATTTCTTACCGGAATTCTTATAATATCAGCGTTTCCTGTATAGAATTTACCTTTTAATAAGAAATTAGACGTCTCTTTTGTTTCTTTTAAAATTTCGTGTGACAAGATTGTCGGTATCAATACAGTTGCTTGTCCTGTGCCTATTGCGGCTTTTTCTAATCCTTCGATTTCCTTATTTCCAGTTCTCAAATATTTTTCAAAAGCAGCATTTGCTTTTTTCTCTTCGGTTTCAGGATTTGCCACACCTTTTTTCATAACTTCGTCTAATGTTTCAGCCATTTTCCCGAGTTCTTCATTAGCCTTGTTGATTTTGTCTTCCAGCTCCTCATTTTTTTTCAAAGCTTCAGTTAAATCTTCATTTGTTTTTTTTATGTCCTCTGTATTCTGTCTCAATCCTTTTTCAAAATCTTCAATGTTTTTTTGCATATTATCATCTCCTTTATTTTTATTTATATTATTATCGCCTTTTACCGTTTGCACAGTCGCTCCAGGTACTGCACCTTTTAAAACTACACTACCCTCGATAACTTCAAATTCTTTAATTATTCTAGCGTTTACTTCTCCTTTGTCAGTTTGAACTCTCCCAAACTCCCTTTGTTTTAGAAATCCGCCAACAGACATTTCATAATTTGCTCCACTTTTCATCATTGAATAAACTTTTTGTGCGTCCTGATTTATTGCATTACCATTATCATCTGTTGACAAATCAAGTTTAGCCGAGAATTTAAGATTTCCAGTTTCATCTTGATAAACTTTCAAAGTTCCGATTTCCTTACTCTGGTCGTGCATATGTAACAAGAAATAAGTCTTGTCCTTATCCACTTTATCAAGTGCTGTTTTATCAAAATAATCACCGTAGCTGTCGATAACGCTATGTGTTACCAATTGCCCTTCAATTATTCCTTTTTCTTCAGTATCTTGTTTCAATACCATTTTGACACTTTTATTGAATCTTTCCACTTTACACCTCCTATATTAATTCGCAATGACAATTTATAATTTCACTCGCTGGTGCTCCCAACTGATGAGGATGTTTCAATCCACAACTAAAAGTTTCATTTGCCGGGATAGTTTCCTTATCACATTTCAAATGGCTTTCTCTGTCAGTTTTACCACCGCCAACGTGCCACCAAGTCTTTTCCAGTCCTGCCTGCTCCAATCCATTGTGATACGTTGTTGTTGCAGTAGTGGCTGTTTCAGTTCTTGCAATAATCATTGCCCTTTTCTTTTCCATACCTTTTACTTTTTGAGTTATCTCTTTTGCAATATCCTTAATATTCGTACCACTTTCCTGCCCACGAACTATGATTTTATTTAAAATATCTTTCGTAGTTTTAGTGATATTTGTTACCTTTTCAGCAATTACCTTTTTGCTCAACGCTTTCAATGTTTTATTCTTAACTGCTGGAATTAGTTTTTCATCAATGCCACGATGTGTAACAAGAAAATTAGACGTTTCACTTACTGTTTCAAGTATCCCTTTTTTCAATTCCTTGAATAATTGACTTGCAAATGTTTCCCAAGCAAATTCACTCAAAAACATCTGCTCATTTACATCAATTTCTCCACGTAATTGTTTGAAAACTAATCTTAATCTATTAAATTGCTTTAATATCAACCTATTTCGCATTTTCAGCTGACTTTTTGCCAGTATCTTTTTTTGTGAGTTGGTCAACTTAACTTTCTTTGTTTTCTGCTTCTTCTTCGCCATCGTCTTCCTCCTCAACTGGTTTTACATCTTCATATATTTCTTTGAGCGGTGTCATTGATGTGCTTATCAAAATATCATCTCCATTCTCAATTGGTGGATATTCAAGCTCTGCCCTCTTCTCATTTATCGTCAAATAACTAAGATTATTAAGCATTGTCATTTTCTCTTTTCTGTCTTCTTTGAGCACTCCAATCGTACTTGTATCAAAATCTATGTATTCGTTACTTTCTAACTTGTCTTTCATTATGTTGTTGAGATATTCGGCTATTTGCTCAACTAATGGCAATATATTCTCTGTATATAAATCTTTTTTAGCTTCTTTATAATTGCTAAACTTGCTGTTTGTCCTATCCCCAATTAAGATACTAGGCACATTCATAACAGCTGCAGTAGTATTCCGAATCTCGTCCATTGCATTAAGAAAATCGAAGTCCTGTGGCGAAAAGTCTGCCTCTTTTATTTCCGCTCCTTCTCCATCTAGGATAAGTGCTTTCCCTACATTCCTAGAACCGCTATTCTGCTCTATTTCGTTCTTAATTTCCTTTTTCTTAAAAGCGTTCAGGAACCTTTTAACAACGATTATAAGATTTCTCTTACCGCCATTCTTTAATATGCTGTTGTTCCATTGCATTATGTAACACCAGTAATTGTGTAAAGCGGTTAAAGATTGTACTTTGCTTATTCCGTGTCCTGCTCCAGCGATATTGTCATAAATATTCACACCTTTGATATAGTGAAACATTTTTAAATCTTCGCCCTTGTATTCCTTGTTGTTAATTCTTATTGATTTAATTCCATTCAACACATTTTCGTTATCGTATTCAATGTGATAAGAGCCTTTTTTAAATAAAATCAATTCAGCTTTTGTAAATAAATCAACTCTCATTACAAGCAGTTCTCCAAACAAAATATAATACAAAGCAAAATAATTTATAAATTGGTCTGTATTAAGCAAGGAATTAGGATTTTGCAATGTATTTAGCACATAGCTGCTTTTAACATCTCTAACATTATCCCCATATCCTTTTTTATATGTTCCCCATTTTAAATTATTTATTGCTTCATTTATTCTTGTAATAGCTGAACTTGTAAAAGGATTCTTATACAACTGGCTCAAAAACTTTTCAGGGTCTTCATCTTCGAGCGTATAACCATTTATAAATTCAGATAACGTAACTGGTGACCTAGTACTCCAAAATCCTTTTGAAAAAATATTAAGTCTCATCCCCCACCTCCTCTTTGTAATAATGTTTTTTTGAAACATACGGCGTATATTCACTTATTCCGTATTTAATTGCATCGAATGTATGTGGGTCGATATTAAAAGGTTTTTTTGTCTTGGGATTTTTAGCAATTAATCCGTCTTTGTTATAAAACCATTTCATTTCTGTTAATTCCCTGTATGTATTCGGACATACATTCTTATCAATAAATATATTTCTGAATGACTGTATTTTTCTTACTCCTGCTTTACTCATATCAGTCGTTTTTTTTACTGAATTAATCAAAAGTCCATTCATATTGTAAAAAGTAATTGCTTTCGGCTCTGAACTATCAGCATATATTACTTCGCCTTCTTCTATCATTTTGTGCATAATTTCCATTTCCATCATTTCGGGATCTGTCAAATGATTGTCGTAAAATTCTTCATAGATATACAAATCGTTCAACTCTTCATCAATTACCATTCTTACAATAGCGTTATAAGAATGTTCAAATCCAAAATCAAACCCAGTAAATCTATTCCATTTGCCTTCGATTATTTTTTCTATTCTGCTTTGTTCCATATGATGTAAATTTCTAAATAACGTATCTCCAGCACTTCCAAATCTCCCTAATGTCTTTATTGCTCTCAAATAGTCATCTGTTTCAGTTTCCAAATCTGCTATAAAATTGTCGGGCAAAAATTTGTTGTCTGTGTATACTGAATGATGTAAATATATATTTTCAGAAAATACATTTCCTTTTTTTAAATTTACTTCATTCTTTATTTTCATGATTCGTTCAATATATAAATTATTCTCATCTTTACCAACACTCTTTAATACTTCTGTCAAATATTTATACGTCCATACACCAAATTCATTGGGATTAGTCGTTAGTATCAATATATTTCTATTTTTGATACTTCTCAATCTTGATTTCAGCTCTTTAAATGATTTATAATCAATCTCATCTGCTTCCTCAATCCAAATTGTATCTATATCCTTTATTGATTTTATTTTCTTAACATTATCAAGCCCTCTGAAAATAAATTCAGTTCCTGTCACAGTACAAGTAATTTTCATTGGAGTTGATGTGAAATAAAAATATTTTTCGAGCCCAAGCATATAGATAATATCTTGAATATCCGCATAACAACTCTCTTTTAAATTTTCTCTTATCTGTCGAACAACTAATATTTTTCTTTTTTCTTTCAAAGCTGAAATTACTAATTTAAAAGCTGCATTGTATGATTTGCTACTTCCATAACCTCCTAACAAAAAATAAATGTGTTGGCTATCATCCAATAAAAATTCCTGAAAATGTTTATTCACTTCTCTTGTTATTTCCATCAGATCCCCACCAACTTGATTTCTATTTTATTATCTTCGTCTACATCAGTATTTAATTTGGATTTCTCGATTTCTAGTTTTTCCTTTTGAATATTCTCGTTTTCTAACTCCATTTCCAATTCTGCTTGCCGATAACTTCCAACAATCTGTCCGCCTTTGTAAATCTCTTTTTCAAATTCTTTTAAGACTTTCAAACGTGTATTTATACGTTTCAGAGTTTCATCATCTTCCAATCCAATTTCCAAAAATTTCTCTTTTAATTTTCTTTTCTCGTTTTCCAATTCTAACAATTGTTCTTTCAAATCGTTATATTTTTCTTCTGTTATTTCGGTTAAAATTATTTGACTTTTCTCAATTTGAATCGCCCTAACACTCTGCCTTTTTCGGTAATAAGTTGCCCTAGAAATCTCATTTTTTCTCATTATTACATCTTTAGGAATATCATCAATTATGTCTGATTTTATCTGTGTTTCCTTATCAATCACAACCGTTTTTTTTGGTTGTTTTTTGCTATTTTCGGTTGTGCCTTTTTTGGTTGTAGTATTACGTTTTTTTTTAACCCATTTTTCTTTAGCACTCCAAGTTTTTATTGTATTTAATTTTACGTTGTATTTCTTAGCTAAAACACTCATACTTGTGCCATTTTCATACTCGTTCTTAATCAATAATTTTATGTTTTCATCTTTCATTTTTCCTTTACCTTTTTAGTTTTTAGACAAAAAAAGACCGTATATATAAAATCAAGGCTTTTTAGTTCCTCAAATTTATAAATACGGTCATCATTTTGTGTACGTCGTTATTTATATTTTATTCAATTGTTGTTTGAAACTTTTGAAATCAGGTTGCTTTTTTGCATACTCTGTTTTGATATTTCTTAGTTTCTGTTGTTTCTATTAATATAATCCCATTAGGTCTTTTATCAATAAAGATTTTTCCTATTTTTTCACTTTCTAAAAAATCTTTAATTTCTTTGAGTTCTTTGCTTATACTCATTTTACCTCCTAATTATACCTTATTTCCCTATTTTTTTCAATCCCATTTCTTGAAAATATTTTTCTTTCAACTCGTCAAAATTCATTTCATTTATTTCGTCAAATTTCAAAACTTTTTCTTTAAATTTTTCAAATTCATCTTCCAATTTTTCTATCAATTCTTTCGTATTTGTTTCTTTGCAATCCCATCCGCTATCGCCAGAAAATGATTTTTGTGCTGATAGTTTAAAAATTCTGTTTTTATATTCAACATAAATTACAAAATTTTTAAGTATCATTTGATCCTCAATTCCATAACTAGTTTCAAATTCTCTGTTTCCCATAAAATCTTCAATCAATTCTTTAAATCCTCTAAAAATCAAATAATCCAAATTAATTTTTCCCATAGTTTTCTCCTTCTTGTTTCCTTTTTATATTTATTATACCTTTTCTAAACTCTAATTGCAAAAAATACAATCAAATTTATTGTTGCATAAATCAGCAGAATATTTAAAAACCAAAAAACTAAAAAATAAACTATATTGTAAAGTGTATAATTAATTCTGGCTATATTTTTAAGATTCTTTTTCACTTTTTCGACTAAAGCATATAAATAGCTAACTAAAAAGAAAACTAAAAATATTGTAACTGCTGCACTTAAAATTCTTATTATTATTCCCAATATTTAATCCTCCTCTGTTATTACAATCGCATTGTCAATTGTAACTCTGCGATTGTTTTCGTTTATTAAGTTTAATGATATTCTTCCGCTCTCATCCGAATCTCTTAATCTTATCATTCCTTTATATTCTTTTAAGAGTTTCCCGTCGAGAGTATAAATTTGTACTGTCCTTTTTAGCCCTTTCGTATCACTCTCCCAATCTTTTTGAGTATCTTCCCATCTTGCACAGCTTCCTGTCAATCCTAAAATTGCAATTCCTAATAATAGTTTTTTCATTTTAATTCCCTTTCTTTTTTATTTTAACCAAACTAAAACCAAATTATTGTGGTTGTGTCCTAAAAGTTCTTTCGCTTCCGACAATTTGTTTTCTAAAAGCTTTCTTTCTTTGTATAAATCAAATAGTCTAAAATCAATTATTACACATGAATTCGGATGCTTCATTTCGTATTCTCTTTCTCTCTCTTCAATCCTGTAGTTGATTGCGTTCAACTTTTTTTGGAGAATAAATATTTCGTTTTCTAGAAAATCTTCTTTTTCCATTTTTATAACCTTTCTCTAATTCAATCGACTTTTCACGACTAATCTTTTTCCGTATAAATACTGTGTTTTTAAGCATTATCCCAGTCAAAACGACTTTCTGTGACTGAACT